GTTAAGACCCGTTACATCGCGAATCATCTGCAGGTAATAGTTATATGTCTGTATAAGAGTTTGTAGCTTTTGGCCACCCGCTCCGGTTTGTAATGGCTGAATTGGCACTTTGCCAGGGTTCATATCACCCTCGCTAGTAAACGAACGACCAATAACGGAACCTGTTTGGAAGAACATGTTGAGCGCTTCTTGCGGGTTGTAATTTGTACCGTTACCTAAATCTATTTCAGCTAAGCCATCAGCATCCATATATACACCATCAGGCATCATTCTTTGTAGGACCTGCTGCATTTTTAAATGCGTAAGCTGTATCATATCGGCAAAACCAGTACAACGGCTTCTAATAGATTCAATCTTACCTTTACACATACGCGGAGCTACGATACTGTAGTTCATTTTAACCTTAGCGTAATCGCTCTTAGGACGCATCATATTCTTAGACATTTCCCACTTAAGCATTATGTCAGTACCTAATATAAGTACACCTTCATATAATACTTCTAGCGAGCGTGCCATTTTACCAAACTCGGCTTCTAGTAATTCTACAGGAGGATCAAACTGATCGTCTCTTACTATAATTTTAGAAGCACCGGTTGCAGTTTCTTTAACCTTATACACTTCGTTCATGTACGTTTTGTAGTTAAAGTACAACACCTGCACTACATTGCTGTCCCGAACGTCATGATTCACTAATGACTGATCATATCCTGCACTATGGTTATTTGATCCTTGCTTCTGTATTTTTTCTAGCTGAGCTGTATCTAAATCTGGGAATTGCTTTTTAAGCTCGTTTAAAGGCACAAATTTTACTTCACCTACATAATATATGTCTTCGAAGTAAGGAGACTCACTATAAGAGTGTACCAAGTAAGCTGGATCAACATAGTCTACTGTTACTCCTTCTGCCTGAGTAAAGCTATTTTTTACAGCCGCAACACCAAGTGTTGTAAGATCGTAATAAAGGCGCTTTTTAGTTAGATCGTAATGATTGCCATCAAGCAATGTGTTTATAGCTACTTCTTCCGCAATTTCAATCCCCTGCTTGTAGCTTAGCTGCATGTGCAATTCTAACTCTTCTTTAGAATCAGGCAACTGTTCAGGGCTGTTTTCAAATAAATTTACATCAAAAGCTTCTTTAGCAAACTCGTTTAACTGCTTTGTTTGCAAGTCACGTATAATAGATTCCATATACTTTGTGCGTTTGCTTACGCCGTATGGATCTTGTGAATACGCTTTTAAATCAAAAGAACGATCTGCAATACCGTTAACTACAATATCTACAAACTTAGACAAGATAGGTACTGGCTTCCAGTCAAGGTTTAAGTAAGATAAATCACCGTTAACGGAAAGTTCATCTTTATATTTCTGAACGCTTTGCTCACCACGTGCATACAATCTCAGGTTATGAAACGTATTTTGGTTGCTTCTGAAACGAGTGGTACCCGAATTACTCGAGAACCATTCGTTTTGAATAGCTCTACCTACTTGCAACCCGTACTCTTGCGACATCTTTTCAGCATCGCTAGCTATCTGGCTGGGGAAAGCGCTATTTGAAACCGACTTAACCATAAATTATTTTATTATTTCTGAACTCAAACCCTCTTGACGGAATTTTGAAATCTTTATATTCAACTTTGTTCTTTCTAATTTGCCCACTGGTCTATACAATTCTTTGTTACATGCCATTATCGCTGAGCCTGAACTTATCGCGGCATCATATTTAGTACGTTTGTTTATATCAAACTTAGACCAGTCGTTCAGTGTTTCGTTAAAGTACATGCTGCCATACTGCCCATCTTCCATTAAACCTACGTACTTATCTACGTACATTTCAATCGCAGCAGCGTGTGCTTGTTTCATATCCTCGCTCGAGTTAGGAACACCACCAATTTCTTTTTCCGTTACTGATAGCTTGTTCCAAAGTCTATCCGGTCGGTTCATAGAGTACCCTCTGTAACCGCGGCGCTTAAAATGATAAAGCAACCTAGGTTTGTTATTCTCTGCTAGTATAGGCATACCATAAAATATACATGCCATTAATACATCTTCAAAAAATATTTCAGCGGTTTGTGGTCTGGCTATATATTCAAGGAAGAACGAACTTGGCGGTGCATCTTCCATAGTAAACTTAGTGAGGCCGTGCAAAGCCCCTTTTGAACCTTTACCGTCGGTAGTTCCTGATATGTCGTAACTATCGCAACCAAATGCGCCGACGTGTTCATTGCCCGGGTATTTAACGCCATTTTTTGTGATTTGCCTGTTCTGAAGTTCAGCCCCTGGTATCCAGGATACTTTAAATCTTCCCTGAGGGGTTGGCATAAACACAACTTTTGTATCTTTCACACCGTTAACCCACTGAAAATTGCCAGTGGTTACAACATTAGTATTACGCAGATCTTCATTATAATCAACCTGTTCGTATATTTTTGCAAGATTAAACAAGCTATTTTTTGTTTCATCTCTAAATGCGTGCTCTTCTGTACGTGGAAACTGACGGTAATATTCATTCAAACCGTCTTGGTCTTGCTTAAGACCTTCAACTTCATTGTTCCAGTAATCTATAACACCCTGTTCAATAGTGTCTCCAAAAGGATCTAACACTTTTTCTTCAGGATTATTAAATACTGGTTGTCCGTACTGATCAATAAATCCTTCGTAGTTCCACTCCATTGGTATAAAGAGTGAATATAAGCCAGATTTAGTTTGGCCATTTGAGTTTCTTTTACTTACATCAGAGTCATTATATAACTTTTTGAAGTTCTCACCTCCTTTGTCTAATGAATTCGATGTTGAACCCATTAAACACTTGCCTATAATTCTAGCTCCTAAACGTAACGTAGTTTTTGTAACTCGCCAGTTGTTTAATATGTTATCTGGTCTTTCCCATTTCCCACTCTCATCATGTACTAAAAGCTTTAACTTTTCACCATCATAAGAGTTGTCTCCTGTATTCTTCCAGTCAATAGTTGTATCAAGACCCTCAAGCTCTATTTGCTTTTCTTTTGCCTGAATTGATTTACGGGTTAGCTTAGAAGCAGGAACCCTATATGCCAGTTCAGTCTTCGGTCTATCCATACCATCTTGTATAGGTTTGAAGAAAAACGGGTAGTTAACGGATATCGGTACAACTTTATCGGTAAACATTTTTTTGGCATCACTACCTGACTTTGATAGTATACCAAATCTGGCATCACTGGAGATGGTCGCCAAGTTGACTGTTTCTCCTGAAGCCATAAATGAGAATCCACTACGTCTGTTCTTAAGATAGCACATTCCGTAGCTTCTTGTATCGGCTTTACAGGCTTCCCAAAATATAAAGAAGAGTCTGTTTGCTTCGCGGTAGTCGGGATTACCGACATCAATCTTACTCCACTGCAAGTACATGTAATGAGTCCCAGTGATATAAGTAGGAGTCCCCTTGTTATAAAACCAGTAACCACCATCACGTCTGTTGAATTCTTCATCAATGTATCCCTCCCAATTGCTTTTAAACTCATCTGGATAGGTTTGCCAATCGAATATACTCTTGATTCTTTTAAGCTCCTTAGGATACTCTTGAACAGCCCATTTATCTAAGCCTTTAGCTAACCCCTTTGGTGCCGGCGGCAATGCTATACATAAGTTCTGTATTTCCAGTATTTGCCCTATCTGTCCAGTCTTACTAATAACAACTATATCGTGTTCTTTGTCATAGCCGTATTTCCAAGACTTGGATCTATTTAATCTGCTGATCGTAGTGAGCTTTACAGGCTCAACAACTTTTACTAGACTCTGCTCGTACATTATCTAGATCTTTTTTCAGCAAACCCTGAGAATGTTTTCTTTTCTTTTTCTTCTTTCGGTTTGTTTTCAAGTATGCGTTCTTCTTCTTCAATACGCGTAAGTATTTCAAACGCGTCGAAGATAGCCAGCTTCTTAGTAGCGGCAGCATTCTTTAAGCGGTCAGCAGAAACATCATCTTCCGTATTGGTGATGATTTTTTCTTGCGCAACCTTTATAAGTTCCTCAACTGCCTTGCGACCAGCTAGGATTATATTCTTTTTCGCTTGCTTGGTGTCCATACTTGATTGTAATTCGATTCTCGGGAACACGGTAAACCTTCTCCCCCTCAATATTAAATTCGTATTCTGTACCAGGTGTAAAACCTATAAGCTCGTTTTCTTCAAAGTTGCGGTAGGCATATTTAACTTTGCCTATCAATGGTCTCTCGTTATGCTCAGAAAACATACGCTCGTCTAACATGGGCTTAACGAATATGAAACCCGCTACAGGTTTCCATTCTCCATCACGTTTAAACGCATATATCTGATCAGGGTATACGAAGTACTTATCCTCTTCGTAATATGAGCGACTATTCTTTTCGGCGCCTCGTACGTCTCTAAATCTTCTAAAGACGTTATGATGAACAATAACTTCATCACCAGGAAGCAATCCTAAATCGTTTACTTTGGGTATAGCTTTGACTACTCCGTGTCTGCTAGTGTAGAGATGGTTTTGTAACTCTGTATTTAACAACAGCGTTACACCATTTATTTCTTTCTCCGATGTGGTTCTCTTAGCATACGGAGATATCATAAAGTTGTATATGCTTTGCATTACCACTTAAGATCGTATTCAACAGAAATAGCCATGTTCTTGTTAAAGTCTTTCCACGGCATTACTAAATCTCCTTTTTGAATATAGACGGAGTACTTATCTTCCTCCTCTAATATGTTAACTATGGTATGACCACCATACACTTCCTGTCCAACAGAATAGTGCATGGCGTCATTTTTATAGTCCTTGCCGATACTAAGCTTCCTTATTATCTGCATCGTTAGGAGTGATAGCTCCATCTTGTAAGTTGATACTTACGTCTCCATAAGTTTTTTCTAGATCAGCTTGTACCTCAGCTAGCTTAGTGCGTAATGCTTTTACATTATCCATAAGCTCGTTCTTTTGCATTTCCGATGCACCAATCTGCATTTGAATCTGCTGCAGAGCGTTAACGTACTTTTGTACTTCAGTTAGCTCATCTGCTGTGATTGCTTTAGCAACC